ACAATACCAATCTCGTAGTCTCTATTACTATGAAGGCTTTGAGTATTAGCTATTTCTTGAAAAGTTGCCAGAGCAAATGTGATACTATAATATTCGTATACCTCCTGAGTTGGAGTTGCAATATTGTCGACATATTTCATTGCAGGAATCTGTAGACCAATCTCATTACTAGCAGGGGATGTTAGTATTCCAATACCTTGACCAACCGCACTAATTCCACTCGCTGTTTTAAACAATCCACTTAAAGTGGCGGGTAAATCACAATTAAATTGGTCTGTAAATGTTATTCCATTGCAATAAGTTGCAAGAGGTTGAATATTCCCAGCATCTCCTATAGCATTTTGAAACTCTACACTAGAACCCAAATCATATACTGAGGTATAATCTCTAGGTAAAAAGAAAACAAAATTTAATTTTACGTTATCTGTAGTTTCAGTTGGAAATGGAGCATCTCCTGTAAATTGGGCATGGTCTATAGTCAAATCTAAACTTATTGCAGAACCTGCAACCAATAACTTATCTACTAAATCAATATAGACTATTGAGTCAGGAACACTTACAGCACCATCAATAGAGTAATTCCCTGATTGAACGCTAGTGTCTGTGTCTGTTAAGCCAATATCTTCAGAAACCAATGTTGTAAAGTACTCAAACATTATTGGCACACCGTTTTCGTCTAATAAGTCATAGCCCTCTATATAGTTGCCATACATCAATCTGTTTCCCATAATAGTCTGAGCCTTTGCAAATCGAGGTACGTTATCGTATAGCCTCAATAGTTCTGACTCAGAGAGTATGGTAAAGATTTTACTATTTGTAAACGTATACTCCTCTAGGACATTGTCAACCAATCCCAAGTTTTCTTTATCAAGCTTCTCAATAACTTTAATAACATTCCCATCTGACCTTTTAAATAGTAGGTCAATACCGATAACCAAAGGGCCACCTGTATTATAAGTAATGATAGCTGAATTGCATAGATTGGTCATGCCCTCATTCAAATAGCTCTCAACACTAAAGCCGAAAGCCTTTGGTATGAATGCAGGCTGAGACCATTGAGAAGTAGCACTATACTCTCCATCAATGTATTTGTATCTATAAGCAAAGCAAATAAATCTTGTCTCTAAGAAATTCTCTTGACCATTATTTACTATTGGTTGAACTTCAGGAGACTCTAGAGGTGGCTTCTTTATTACCAACAAAGACTCAGCACTTACTTGGTCTATGTTAGCAATAGGATTAGGATAAGTTCTTTGAATATTTATTCCTCTGGGAGCATTGTAGTCGTCTGTGAAGAACAAAAGTTTGTTGTCCAAAATATCCACTCCTGTGATAAGGTAGCTTGGATTAAAATTCAAAGTGGTATCAACACCACCCCCATCATTAATAGAGATGACATGGTAAGTCAAAATATTAGTGCTGACATTAAAAGAAACAATCAAGTCTAACTTACCTGTAGCTCCAACTGGAAAGTTGGAGTCATGCACAAACCAATAAAGTGTTTCAGTAACGCTATTTTCAATAGCCCCTATACATCTTGCAGAAGCACTAAGAGGAGTCCCATCAAGATAAGTTAAAGAAGTCAAGGGTAAATTCCCCTTTGTATTTTCAATAACACCAATCTCAGATTCTTCTGTAGAACCCATTCTGATGTTCATAGCATCAATGTATTCTCCGTCAGGAATGACTCTTTCGTCATAGACTTTGTTCATCCTTCCCGTTGTGAAGTTTCTGCTAATCTTTACCATCTTATTTAATTATCTTGTCTAGACCTCTCATGTTCATCAATAGTCTTCCGGGATGAATATTGCTGATTCTTATTTTAGCATTCCTCAATAAAGCAGACCTTTCTTTACGAGCACGAGTAACCACGTACTCCTGAACCCCCAACTTGCTACTTAAAATCTCACACTGAATGTAAGCATAAATGTACTTTTCAAATAACTTATTAACGGTAATCTTAGAATTATCTCCTTGCTCCATACCATCAGATACGTACTCAACAATACAGGATTGTCCAGCCATTGGAGAATCAAAATTAATTACTCCTGCTTTCCTATCAATATTGAAGGTAGGATTAAAGTTTGCAGTCTCTGTATTGAGACCAAAAGCTGCACCAATGGTCCCTTCAAAATACCACATCCCATCATAGTTATATCCCTCATTTCCATCGAATTGACTAGCACCATTTAAATAAATGCTTTTCTTAATCTTTGTAATATTGTCAAAGTCTATTTGAGAAAACTGAGGACTCAATGCATTTCCATCTTGGTCAAATAAAATCCGACCTGTATTATCTTGAAGATAAGCATTAGATGAAAGTGTTTGAATATTCTCAGACAATGGTCTTAACCATCCATCTTTATACAAGGAGATTCTAACCCAATTGACATAGTCAGATGGGAAGATGAATTTTAAATTGTCAGGCACAGTAAGCTGAAGAACTTTTATTTCTTTGAACGCATCGTAGTTAAGCTCTTGAACAGCTCGCTTTGCGTGAAACAATATCTTATAACGCTCCTCATTGTTGACCAATGAGTGGTTGCCTGAGTACATTAACAAGAAGTTATTAACAACGTCTTGAAGACTGATATATTGATACGAGCCCCAATTAGCATTTTCAGGTGTCGCTCCATCGTTCTCGTAATATTGGTATTGTGATAAGTATGTCATGTCTTATTTTTTATGGATTCTGCTCCTGTTGTTCTTTAGCCATGCTGAATTGAACCACCTCTGACTCTCTAATTGACACTCCACAATATTGAAGTATTCTTGAAACTAATTTATATTCATCCTCAAATCGCAATTCAAAGTCTTGATAGTCCGCTTGTGACTGGTCGAATACAGGCTCTCCATTTGTCAGAGTAATATAGGTCCATTTTGGTGGCTCAGGAAATCTAAAGTAAATGCACTCAACTTGTCCCTTTTTTTGAATAGAAGATGGATACATTGTAATCACCTCTCCTTGAAAAGTGTAAGCAGGAAACTGAATTGTTGGAGCTGTAAGGTTAGAATTATTTAAAAGCATAATCTTCGCATTGTTAACCTTTTCAGTTTGAACAATTGTGGCTGAAGAAATTACAGCGTATGAATTTGCAGATGCCAAGAATATGTTTGACGACAATTGTATTGTGGTATTGCTTACTACCAACACAACTGTGCTAACTAATCCTGTCGTAAGGTTAGTGACAATATCTCCCGGTACTATTCCCTTTGATAAAAATGCTCCTGCACTATCAACTAGGTTACTCGCAGATACAGACGTGTTTGTTCCTGTTGCCAGAACGACTGGCTTACATTGTATATCTAATATGTAGTAAGGATAATAACCTGTAGTAGTTGGGGTTGGTGATGAGAACTTGTTAGCTGAAATATTAGTAAGGTAATCAGTTCTTAAAAACCCCTCCATTGTTTCTGCTATCGGCTGCTCCACATCAGCGTAATCAGTGCCTGCCATTCGAGAGTTCTCGGCATTTATTGTTTTGTTATAGGCGTCAAAATACTCCTCAAAGATTTGCATTTGTGCATTTAGCGCAAACAAATTAAAATCTGAAGGGGAGATGTAGCCGTAGTTGTTCTTGTTCAAAACGGATAGTACCGTATTTCTAACAGAGTTTATCATTTTTTTGCCTTTTTACAAATATAAACAAAAAAAAGGAGGCATTACAACGCCCCCTTCTTAACCAATTAATCAACCATTTTAAGCTAAAATTGCTTCTAACATCTTCAATGAATCAATCCCTTCATCGCTTTGCAGGAATCCTCCTGCTATTTCGTAAGGGTCTTCCCCGTAAGGAATAGACATCATCTTCTTTTTGTTAGTTGAGGTGTTAAACCAAATCTCCTTGTCACCGTTTCTCAAGACCAAGAACTTGTTTTCAAAAAACATTCTAATCTTTGCTTGGTATTTTAACTCAGGGTCATTCAATATATTTAAAAACTCTTTAGGGTCAGTCTTAGCAAACACTAAGATGTCACGTTTCAATTCAGCAGTAGACACCATTGATGGGTCCTTGCCAAACATCACTCTAGTAAGAGTTTCAATTTGGTCCATAGTTAATTGACGAGCTTCTATTAACGCTTCTACTTCTAGGTTTAAGTCCTCAACTTGTTCAGCTGCTTCTTTTTCTTTATCTACCTCAGCAAATACAACACCATTAAATGGGTGATAGTGAAGAAATTGTTGAAGTACAGGATTTTGTTTTGGTACTCTCAAAAACCCATCTTCAAAAACAATGGATTCAATAATTGCATTTCCATCTTGCTCGTCTTCAAAAGGAGACTTTTGATTGGTTGCATATCTTAATGCACGGTTCTGATTGTTCTTCTCATCAAACCACATCAGAGGAAATCTAGGATGATTTCTTGAAGCCAATGTATAAGACAGTGGACTTCCTATTTTTAATTTGTAGACTTTGTCTACAGGGATATTCTTTGCCATTTTTTTAATTAATTTAATTTGATTTAAAATAAAGGGAGTCAAAACAACTCCCTTATTGATTTGCCTTTAATTGCAAGACTTGCCTGTTCTTTTAGACCTAGAAATTTTTTGTCTTGTACTAATAAATGGTTTATTATTTCCACTAGAAGTAACTGCATCTTTTACATTTTGAATAGCCTTTCCTACAGCACTTTTACCTTTTCTCTTAGCCGCAACAGGAGCCTTAGCTGCAGGAGTAACAGGCTTAGGAGCAATGATTCCTGCTCTAGTTGTTACACTAACTGCTTTTGCTCCTTCTCCTAAAGTCTTAGTTTTAGTAGGATTCTTTGTGTCCGCCTGATTTCTAACAAGACCCATCTTATACCCAGGGGGAGCGACAGTCTGTCCTGATTTAGAATCAGAGCCAACCTTAGAGGTAGGCATTTTATCTTTTTTCTTTAAACCCGGTCCTTTTGCAATAGCCATGATATCTTTTGTTTAAAGGTTAAAATAGGGGCCAATCGGCCCCTCTATTTATTTTTACTTCTTTGCTTTAAGTTTTTGAACTAATTGATTAGCCCCAAACTTACTCTCACTAGTAGCTATGTTTCCTTTTGATGTAACCTTACCACTTGCATCCTTAATCATATAGTTATAAGTGTCTTTATCTGGATTCTTCATATTTGTAGTATCAATTGACATCTTATATCCTTTAGTAAGATTAACATCCATTAATGCTCTTTTACTAACAGGCTTCTTTACTGGTTCGTCAACAATTCTAGAGGCACTTACTGTAACCTGAGGTAGTGTTCTCGGTCCTTTAATCGGGTCTCCACCCCTTTTCTTTGGGACGGGGTCTCCTACTTTTTTCTTAATAGCCATTGTCTCTTTAGTTTAGATTTTTTTAAAAAGGAGAGTGTCATTAAAGACACCCTCCATTTATTTATCAACCAAATCTAAACAATACGAAGTTGTTTGCACCAAGGGTACATACACAACGCTCAGATAGGAAGTTGACCTCCATTGCATCAAGGTCGCTAGTAGCGGCACCACCTGCAGAACCTGTAATCCAAGTCTTGTAACGTCTGTCTTCAGCTTCAGAAGCTCTGTAACGTACGTGCAAGAATGGACGCTTAGCGTTCTTACCCATGATTTGGTCATACACTGAAGTAGAACCTGCAGGAACCAACAAACCGGTAATAGTACCTGTTGCAGTAGCAGCAGCAGTAGATAAACCACCACGCATAGTTGGGTCGTTTAAGTACTTCCAATCAGACTTGTAGAAGTCATAACCTCTACGGAATCCTGTGAATCCAAGGTTCAACGCCATGTCAACATCATTGTCAAATAGACCATAAGATGCGCCACCTGCAGCACTACCTCCATTGTATCCGTTCAAGGTAGCCAACATATTATCAATGTCGAAGCTAAGACCACGGTTTACAAATACTACGTTCTCTTCGATAGCACCTTGCTTGTCAAGACGAGAAACAATAGTGTCCCAATCAGGAAGAGTAGTTGGAGTTCCACCACCCCATACGTTTCCTCTTGCGTTTACAACGTAGAAGATACCTTCAGAGCCCATCATTCCGGCAGTATTAGCGCCTGAACCTGCAGCTGCAGGAACTGCTTCAATCATTGCAGTCTCAAGATAATCTTCAAAACGAAGACGAGTCTCGTGCTCAGATTTTAAATACCACAAGTAACCTGTAGCACCGTTCTCGGTAGTAACTTCAATCCAACCGATTTGAGCCATGTCAGAACCGTTAACCGCATACTTATCTTTGATGATAATAGGGTTGTTAGAGAAGATGCTATCTTCTGATTCCAAAGACCCAACCATTCCAGTAGTACCTTTTCTAAATTCAGAACCGTAAATAAATACAGTACACTGAGTAGAAACTGCAAAAGCCTGTCCTGTTGACTCATAGTAAGCTACTGTGAAAGTAGTTGCAGAAGGAACAGCAGTAACGATTGCTTTGTTAAACACCCCTGAAGAGTTGTTTTGAATCATTACAGTCTGTCCAATACGGATAGCAATATAAGTAACACCTGTATCAGCAACTGTGAAAGTAGCTGTGTTAGCAGCAGCAGCAGCAGCTGAAGTACAGTTGGTATACTTAATGTGTAGACGACCTTGTTCTGCCCACTTAACTTGGTCAGAATTTGAAGGCATCTCAGCTCCAACCATTCTTAGGAAGGAAGCAATTGTTCTATTACCATAACGCTCAAATTCTTTCTCATAAGTATCAGGTAGATACTGGTTCAAGAAATCAAAGTTGGTAATATAGTTTGTTTGTAACGCCACTTGCTCAGCAGCTGGCTGCAAAGCGAAGGTGGGGTTGCTTAATAATGCACTTGCCATTGTTTTTTAGTTTTTAGTTTTTACATTTTTTTTGCGCTGCGAATTCTCAGATTCTTTCCTGAGTCAGGGTTTATCGCTTTCACCTGCATTCCTCCTGTGAACTTGCCAACCTCTGGAGCTCTACGCTCCGTCATGTTAATGTTCTTTATTTTACGAGTAACATCATCAGTAGCATCTGACAATCCTTGCTCATAAAAGAACTTGGCAAACTTTTCAGGGTTCATAGCCATGGCTAGTGACCTGTGGTATCCCGATGCGTCTTTAACCATTCCGCTTTCGTCCAAGAATTTGTTTATAAAATTCTGTGGGGTAGACTGAATGTTTTTTAACTCATTGGCATCTCCCGGTGAAAACATGATTTTCTTATCGTTGATGTTGAACTCAAATCCCTTGAAATCTTTACTAAAGACCTCATCGGTTTTTTGGTCAAACCATCTACGCTTTCTATTAGTTTCCTCCTCTATAGTCTTCGCCTCTTTAACATATTGCTTATAGCTTTCGTAAATTTCTTTTTCTTCATTAGGAACAAATGCCGAACTTGACTCAAGTGGCACGTTATATTTTTCCTTCTGAGCGTTAAAGTATTTCTTGGCCTCAGCAATTATTTTTTTTCTAGCAATCTTAACTTTCTTAACGGTAGACTCATCATCTAAATCTTCATCAAATGAATAGTCATCCATTAAAGCTTCAATATCCTCACTGTCTAATCCTTCTTGAGTAGACGTAAGGTAATCTTTAAGAAGTTGTTCGGGACTCATTACATCGAAGTCTTTCTTCAATTGCAAGAAATCCTCAAATCCACGTCCTGTTTCTTTTTTATATTTTAAATAAGCAGCTACATCATCAGGAAGAGGCTCTGCGTTATTACGCTCAGAAACCAAATCATCAAGAGAATTTATCTGCTTGTTATATCTTTTACCAAGGTATGAAAGAACGTCCTCATCTTTTAAATTAAGTCCGACAGGCTCCGGCTCTTCAATAGAGTTTCCATTACCTGATGAAAAGTTATCGTCATTACTTTCTAATGACTGCTCATGCTTTTCAATCAATTCATTTTCTAACTCTCTTACCCCTTTAGGCTCGATAGCATCTAGTGCCCTTACTTTAATTTCCATTTTATTAGATTTTATTTTTACAAACTTAATTAATTATTTTAACATTTTATCGAGGCTCAAATTCTGCCAAATCAAAGCCATCCAAACTGTCTTCGTTTGATTCAAAATTTAATGGAGGAAGATTATTTTTCCTTTGGTTAATTAATTTTGATTGCTCTGTGTTCTGCTGACTAATCCTTTTACCCTTGGCATCCTCTTTCATTTTATCTCGCTGATTAAAGTCCTGAATCTCCATGCCTCTTATCTGAAGGTTATAGTTAAACTCTTCTCTCATTAACTGAGATTTTAGCATAGCCTCATTTTTACTCTTCTCAATATCAAAT